AGAAGGTGAATTAAAGATTGCTAAAGAAATGAATGCAATCGCAGGATATAATTCATAAGGATTTATTTTGATGATTTTAAGGGCCTTCGGGCCCTTTTTTATTTGTGTTTAATTATGTCTATAAGATACTTGATATAATCAAACTCATACCATTTATCTGATATATCATAGTTACTAGCATTAGCATGATGATTATTATGATATGGATGTAATAGTAAAAATGGTAAATGTATGTTTCTAGAATTATCATTTGTTTCGTGATTTCTATATCCAAAACTATGACTAAAAACATTAACCCATGATGATGCATGTAATGTATATACTGCTGGAATCGCAAAGAAATAAATTGTTATTTTAGGATTTATTATAAAACTAATTACAAGTGTTGCCCAATAAATTATGTAATAATAATCTCTAGTAATTTTATGTATCTTGTTTCTAGATAATCTTTTAATAACAGATAAATTTATTTGAGAGTTAGTTTCTGTACCAATCCAAAACCAAGTTCTCCAACCATCAGTTGCTGGATGTGGGTCACCATCTACATCTGAATATTGATGATGAGTAACATGATTAGCTGCCCATATCATTGGTGGACCTTGTAATCCAAAAAGAGCACAAACATTTAAAAATTTATCTATATTATCTGATACAGTAAAAGATTTATGAGATAGTAATCTGTGACAATAACCCTCTATACCTAATGCACCAAAAAGAATTATACCTAATAAAGATGCCCACAACCAAGTAGAATCCCAATAGAAATATAATCCAATAATTGTAATTAGATGTACAAGTAACATAGATGTTAAAAGTTTTATGTGGTCTTTCATGCTACTTATTTATTATGTCATATTTTTTAAACTGATGAGGTAATCCTAAATGTTTTCTACCATCAAATTTATTTTCTTCCCAACCTTTTTTACTAGTATCATTATAATGTAAAAATAATTGAGTACATAAATTACCAGTAAATTGTTCACGCCAATGATATAATTCACAACCACCATAAACTAACATATCACCAGGTTCTAATTTAATTTCATGTTCCTTTCCTTTTTTATCTTTAATGTATATTGGCCATAAATCTCCACCTAAATTTATAGTGGTTGAAACTTCACATGATGGTCTATCTTTGTGTTTCATAAGTATAGCATTTCTTTCATAAACTCTAGAATATGAATATGTTGGACATAAGTTAAGACCTGTTTCTTTTTTCATTATGGGTGTTAGTAATGCTAATACTACATCTGTGGTTACAGGACTATATAAACAAAATGTATTACTACATTGACTATCTGCCATACCACCATAGTCTTGATTAAAATCAGATATGTATTTAATCTCTCTCATAGAAAGATAAGCTTGTTTTTTAAGTTGTAAATACTCATGTAAAAAATGAGCAAGTTCTTTTCCTATAGCATTTTTTACAACAGAAAATTTATTTTTTTTAAAACTCATATTCCAAACCCCGCACCTATATGTTTATTTTGTACTGCAGTTATATTCCAATGTATAAATCTAAAATTACCACCTTTAGATACAACATACTCATGTGGAAAATAAGAAGGGAACATATAACATGCACCTGGTTTAGGTTGATAATTTATTGTTTTAGTAAAACTAGTTAAATTATTTTCATTCTTTTCTGGTAATGCTGTCATAGCAGTACCTGGTCTAGGGTCATGAAATAAAGGATATGATGCATTGTCATTTTGCAAAAAGAAAAAACCAGACACATGGCAGTTTTCATGTATGTGTATTCTGTGATGACCACCGCCGTCTTTTGGAAACTCTTGTACCCACATACTTTCAAACATTACAGTATAATTACTTAAATCTGCTCCCCAACCTGATAACAAGTTTGTTGCAGTATTAAGAACCCAAGTAGTAAAAAAATTTAAATATGGGTCAGTAGATATATCGCGAGAATGATAAACAAATCCAAAATCACTTTTTCTTTCAGGTGCTTCTTTTTTATATGTATTGTGAGCATCATCAAGCCAAGGCTGACAAGTTTTATTTAATTTGTCTGTCCAACTATCTATAGTTGTTGCATAAAATGGTGTAGAAAAATAATTAGAGTATGTTTCTTCACCATGTGCAGTTTTATTTTTTTCACTCATTACATTATCTCCATTCTGGTCCATTTGTCCATTGTACTAAACTCATTCTTTTACCTTTAGTTACAGGTGTCACTCTATGTTCTGTATAACTAGGAAACACACAAATAGAACCTCTAGGTAATATCTCTATGCATTGTATCGTATCTTGTTTGTCCATGTCACCAATATTAAACTCTAATAATCCACCTTCATATTCATGCGGATGTGATAAACTAACAGTCACCGATAATTTTCTAATTAATCCTTTTTGTATTTCTGATTCATACATATGACCTGATGAATCTGTATGCCAACCATAATATTGACCTTTATCATAAACTGTAAACTGAGCATGTTCTGGCCAAGTTATATCAAAGTTCCAACCAGCTGCTTTATTTGCTTTTCTAATATATGGTTCTATTTCATTCATAATCCAAATACCATCTAACCAAGATACATTAGAATCTCTTTTTTGTTTTACATCTTTTACTTCTTTTTCATTTCTAGGAAGTCTATTACCTGTAAATGCAGCATCAGGTTTATTTTTCATTCCATTTTCTACAATCTCATCACATAGTCTATTTGAGAATGCACTAGGAAATACATAATATGTTTTTTTATATCTCATTATAAATTAATTGTCAAAGATAATCTTCTAGTATCTTGTAGATAATTACCTTTACTAATTTTAGTTTTTACTTCTGAATGATAAACCATATGATTAGTGTTTTTAGGAATCGTAATAGCTTTATTTTTTTCTACTGTTATTTGTTCATCATTAATTACCCAATAGTTAGTTCCGTAAATTTGTTTTGATATAACATTATAGTCATGAGCATGATACTCAAAACTTGGTCTAATATCTCTTATTGCTTTACCAAAATAAAAATTTGCATGTATAGGAAAATTACCAGTCATATCAGTTAATTTATTTTCTAAACTTCTTAATTCTTCTGTTAAATCTAAAACATCAGATAACAATATTGTATATCCTAAATCATAATATTTCATAACTAAATTAAAATCTAAAAAATTATCTGGTCCACAAATATAATTATGTTGCTCTACTGAATGACCCTGCGTTATAACTTCAACAGATGGTATATTAATCTCTCTATATCTAACAGGCCATCTTTTTCTTATTTTTAAAAATTGAAATACATCATCCTCTGTAATATTAATCTTATGATTTTCTATTACAGTTTTACATCTTTCTAAAACTTGTGTATTATAATTATTCATTATGATGGGTTTATCCAATTATAAAAATGTGTTATACAAAATCTACCTAAACCCAAATCTTTAGATTTCTTTTTCATTTTAACAGGTAGAACTTCATGTCTGTAATAACAAGGGAAAAATATCATTCTATTATTTTTAAATTCTACTATTGTATTTGAATTATGTATTTTAAAGTCACCACCTGTAAATGCTTGAGGTTGTTTTGATAACCAAATTAAACATGTAAATTGCATTTGGTCTACATGATTATCATACTTATGTCCGTCTTCAAAATAACCAACAAATGTTGAATCATTATTTGTATTCACAAAAGTTTCATGCCATTCAGGCATACCTTTACGAACAATATTTTTAAATATAGGATGTCTTTGTTTATACATGAACTCTAAGATATGTGAAAATCCATGATGGTGAGCTTTTTGAGTATAGTAACTCCACATATGAAATCTAAATGCATTACTTTTTGGTGTACCATCTGGGTGTCTTGCAACACCAGCTTCAGCTGAATCTGCTACTCCATATCTTTCTTTTGGTCTCATAACATAATAATCTAACTCACGCCAAACTAATTCTTCTTCTTTTGGTGTGTACCAATTATCTACAGTTATAAATGGGAACTTATAATTATCACCTTCATTCCAAAGATGTATATCCCACTTTTGAGATTTTAAATCTTCGTTTCTTGATAATCTTGGGTCAATAGATTTATCTATATTCTTTGATTCCTTTTTTGTAGTCATAATATTTGTCACCAACTTTCAACGTTACATTCTGTTTTCTTTTACCCATGAACAATAAAGTATAACAATTTTTATTACAATGTACTTTATGATGTTCATCTGTGGTTACATAATTAAACCAATTACTAAATCTTTTATATTCTATATTATATTTATATACCGTTTCTGAATAGGTTCCCCATAAGAGTATAGAGAAAAAATTACCTTCATGATTATGTGGTATCTGTTCTACTGGTAAAATTTTTGTTACTAAAATTGTAAACCATGGTGTCCATACACCCCACCTGTACATAATTACATGACCAAGTCTGTTTATAATATGAGTTGGTCCTATCCCAATATTATTGGTCAGCCATTTTAACTTTTGTATAACCGCCACTACCATCATCTTTTGGTACAAAAATGTACTCACCTATTTGAGACTTATCCTCTGTTGATTTTATTCTATTGTTTCTACTGTCATATTTAGGTATGACTATTTCTGTGTCATCTCTATTTGTTATTTCATCACCATAGTCAGCAGAATACTCAACATGTACTTTATCATCCATGCCAAATACTGCAGCTCTATCTACATGTGCAAATAATTCAATTTTACCATTTACTTTATTATCTTTATCTAATGGTATCATGAAAGAATCATCTGGGTGTAAGTGTTTAGTTTTTGTAATTGGCATTGTTAAATATTCAGTTTCGTTTGTAGCTAATGTATCAATCCAATCTGATATTTTATCACCTGTTTCTAAACCATCACTTTCATTTGCTGGCATTACATATAATCTTTTACCTTCTTGTTTAGACCAATCAGAATTATACATTTCAGACACACGATATATTCTCACTTTATCACCTAGTGTAACAGGACTTACAACTGAACCTTGTTTGTAAAATACCTCTATTGTTTTTTTAGTATTATCTAAATCATAAATGTAACGCATAAAATCTTTATCTAATAATAGATTATTTTGTATATGTGCTTTATTACCTGTGGAGCCTTCAAAATCAGAATCTACAGAACATTGATGAACTGTCATTACATTAGCATCCATATCATATCCGATAATAAAAGGATTCCATGGCCATGTCTCATCTGGAAACTTTGCCAAAATTTTATCTTTCTCTCTTTTCATGTCATCAGATTCAGTTGCAGAATCAAACCAATAAGCTCTATTGATAACTTTCTTTTCTTTTATGTAAACTCTATATAAAATCATATTAGTATTTATAAGTTTTAACTTACTGCTCCTTTTACTTTACAACTGCAATTACCATCTGTGAAAGTAACACAATTACTGTTTAAATTAATAGCTTTACCTGCAGCTCCACCTTGTGAAGGTCCACCAGATACACCTGAATGTTGTCCTCCCTGTCCTGCTTGTCCTAAGCCACCGCCAGCTCCTCCGCCACCAGCACCTTTACATCCTTGTGCACCTTGATATGGTGTACAATGTGGAACAGAACCCCCAAGGCCTCCATTACCACCAGCAGAACAAGAACCATTTTGTCCAGCTTGTGAAGTACCATTACCTGGGTGTGGGTCAGTCTGTAAACCTCCACCTGTGCCTGGAGCTCCAGCACCACCTTGACCAACTACTTGACCAGCTCCTCCACCGCCACCGCCGCCTGCGGCATTACCTGATGGTTGTGGATTTTTTACAGATACAGCGAATGAACAGAATCCACCTGCTCCACCTCCGCCACCTCCGCCTCCTATGAGGCCTTGTGCATTTTGAACTGTAATATTTCTTTGTATGTTTATAGCATTTCCACCAGCTTGACCTGAATTAGATGTTGGAGATGTATTACCAGCTCCACCTGTTCCACCTGTACCTAAAATTTTACCTCTATTAAGTATGGTAACAGTATCACTAGCATTAAATTGACTAGGAACTAACATAGCAGCAGATGTGCCATCTGAACCTACTACAACACCAGGGTTTACGGTATAAGTTAAATCTGAGCTACCTGCTGCGTAACAGTCACCCCTGTTAGCATAAGTATTGTAACCTTGTGTACTTGATGAAATAGTTATGCCTATTGCAGTTCTATTTGATGCACCAAAAAACTGACCTATGGCAATAGCACCAGATGAGGGTATGGCTTGACCTGCTCCATTTTGAGTGCCTGACGGAACATTTTGACCACCTGCTCTATATTCAGAAAGAGAATCAGAGCCACCTGCAGCGTCTCCAAACTCTGCTACAATTTCTGATATCGCTAGGGGATTAGGACTGTCCTTTATCGCCATGTTTGAGTTCCTCTATTTTAGCTTCTAATTCTTTTATTGCTTCAATAAGAACACCAACCATGTTACCATATGCTACTGATTTAATGTTATCTGTTTCTCTTACTACTTCGGGTAGTGTCTTTTCTACTTCTTGAGCAATCACACCAGTTCTTCTGTTTTCTTCGTTAGTATCTTTTCTGTTAAAAAATACTCCTCTCATCTCTCTTACTCTATCTAATGCATTGTCAATAGTAGTTATATCTTCTTTTAAAGCAACATCAGAGAAAGCAGTTACATCATTGTTAAATGTAGCAGCACCAGCCTCTGACATATCTATAGTAAGTGCTGTAATTGTTGAACCACCATCATTACCTTTAACTACAAAATCCTTATCAGACACGGCTGTAAAAACAACTAAATCCCCACTATTTGCTGTAGTTACTTCTGCAACATCAACATTAGCAATTTTAATATCTATCTGGTCATCTGTGTCTGCAGTAATTGTTGTGTCACCATCAGCATCTAAAATTAATTCTGTACCATTTAGGTCTTGAAATCTTGCTTTATCTCTTGCTCTTGTCATATGAATTGAATCCTATTGTTTCTTGTATTTATACATTATTTATAAGAGTTTCTTTCCTTTAAACCAACTAGGTAGACCTAA